GTTTCTGCTGCTCCACATCCTTACTTTGATTATGAGAAAGGTGTCTTTACTAAAGATGGTAGAGAAGAATACATGAAGGAGTTAAAGAAAAATGATTAACCCAGAGTTACAACAAATTCTAGAAAAAAATAACATACTATATGGTCAGACTACTGAGCATCCGTTCAGAGTTGTTTGTAGAAACTATGCTACTGGTTCTATGGTCACAGATACTATAGGTATAGAAGATGGTCAGAATATTTTTCATGTAAAAGAAACAGCACATGCTGATGGTGGTAAAGGACATCATGCTCCTATTGTTGAGTTCTTTTTAAAGACTGACAAGACTCCTTTACTTACATTTGATAGAGTAAGGTTGATGGGTTATCGAGTTGAACCATATGTTATGAGAATAATAGACATAGATTATATACTGAAAGATTTGTTTCAACAGATTGGTTTTACTCTAGTTGATTTTGAAGCAGGGTTTGGTAAAGATGATGATGGTCGTTTCCTTCTTCACGATTTAGATATTGATAACATGACAATTTGGAAAAACAATGTAGATAATAAGTATCTCATTGGAGCACACAAATATATACTAAAACATCTATTGGAGGTATCTTAACATGCATGGTAATTTAGAACCAGAAGAGGATTGGTTTAGACCAACACCTAAAGATTCTGTTAATGATCTATGGGAGGACATGGATCGTCTCAATGCTTTGTATGAAGAGATGATGTGGCCACACAATGATACTTTAGAATTCATACCAGACCATGCTAACGATAGAATAATAATACAGAATAGATCTAGAAAAGGTTTATGACCACCCATACTATATTTCCTACAGTAATTGCGAAGTCATATGATTCTCAATTTGATTTGGTTAAAGATGATTTAGTAGCATGGATGACTAACTATGCTAAAACTTATCCAACCAATAGTAGGAGTAATATAGATGGGTATCAAAGTCCTGATGATTTTTGGGAGATGGATGCCTTCGCACCATTTCTTAATTACATGAGTCCAAGAATCTTAGACTTGGTAGAAGAGTATCGTAATCATGATGAGACTTCTTTTGAATTTGAACCACAACTATCTAACATGTGGTTCAATATAAATTACAAGCATAACTATAATGTAAGTCACACACATCCTGGTTGTGTGCTTGCTGGAGTTTTCTGGGTTAGTTGTCCAAAACAATCAGGAGAATTAATTTTTCATCATCTAGATGAACATAACTTTGCTCCTATACAACATACTAATATTACCATACCACCTGTTGAGGGTGGCATGTATTTGTTTCCTGGTTCTTTATATCATCATGTTAGTATGAGTTATTCTGATGAACCTAGATTTTCAATTGCTTTTAATTTATTTGAACCATGAGAATTACTGACGACACTCTTGAGAAAGAATATTTTTCTATGCTACAAGGAGTTGTGATGGGTCATAACTTTCCTTGGGAGTATCAAGCAAGAGTAGCAAATCCTTGGGAAAATAATAACGAGCATTTTTATTTTGTGCATAGATTATATGAAAGATTCTCTCCAGTAAGTTCTTTCATGGAACCATTAGATGATTATCTAATCAAAGTTTTAAATGTTAAGTCTATAATTAGAGCAAGAGTTTTATTGTATCCTAATCAAGGAAAATTTATTGAGCATGATCCTCATGTAGACTTTGAGTATAGTCATAATGCAGCACTGTTATATTTTAATGACAACGATGGATATACTAAGATGGAAGACGGAACTAAGATAGAAAGTGTTGCTAATAGAAATGTAATTTTTGATGGATCTACACCACATAATAGTACGAACTGCACAAACGAAAAAGCACGGTTTGTATTAGCGGTTAATTACTTCTAATAAATAACTAGAAGCAATACTATAAAATCTTGTAATGCCGACTCGCATTAAACCAAAACGAAGTATTACGCAGGGTCAGATTCCTGGTCTTAATGATCTGGAAGATGGAGAAATGGCTATTAATATTGTAGACCAAAAGATCTACATTAGAAGTGGCAACGCTGTTGAAACCGTAGCACAAGCTGCTACTGGTGCAACTCCTGTCTTCGCACAGTTGACTGGTCCTCTATCAACACAACTTGTTGTGAATAAGAGATACCTTGCTGATACCAATGGTGGTGTTATCAATGCCACTATGCCACAGGTCAACTTATCAGCTGGAGACAGCATTGAGATAGCAGACGGTGGCCAAAGTTGGAATATAAATAATGTTACATTGACTTCAGCCAGCCATCAATTTAAGGATGCGATAGGAAACATTGATGATGGACCTGTAAACTTAGATGTTTCAGGTGTAACCGTTATGTTTTTATGGACAGGTAGTTATTGGAGAATAGTTAGTTAAAATGGCATTAACATTAAGCAACGCACATTTCCAACCTCAAGACTCTACAGGGCATTTTGTTTATGCTTTGAGAAGAGATGAGTATTCTATGCTATACCTTACTAAGGTGAGCACTGCTTCTACCACTGAAAGCTTTGAACCATTCCGACTCGATGGAACGCAAGTTGAAGAGTTTGGAGATTATGAGGATTATGTTGAGGAAGTTACTGAGCAAAAGGCGACTGCCAATAATCCGCAAGATAAATATCAACAGATACGATTTGATCGTCGTAACTTAAATTATTTCCTAGATTCTGATGGATACTTAATCCTTCAAGTCAATGGAACCCATTCATACACTGGACCTGTTTAACGAGTAACTAACAATGGCAGAATTTAGACTTGGCAGACTGAAGTTCAACTGGCGTGGAGCATGGGCAGCATCTACCGCATATGTAATAGATGACATCGTTAAATACGGTGCTAGTTCATATGTGTGTACTGTTAACCATACTTCTGACGCTAGTGCTACAGGCTTCCCAAACGACTCAGCATACTGGAGTTTGCACCTTACAGGTCAGAACTTCGCTGGAGATCTAACGGTGAGTACTGGATATGTTGTCCAGGATATCGTTAAAGAAGGTGGTAACCTATACATTTGTACAGCACAGAATACTTCAACTGGTATTCAAAGTAACTGGTACGCAAACGACTACCCACAGTATTGGGATATCTATGCAGAGGGCGTAAACTTTAGAGGTGCCTTTGCTACTGATACTTACTATGGTATTAATGATGTAGTTGAATATGGTCCTCAACTATATCGTGTTACATCACCATTCCAATCACCATCAGACCAGACTGCCACTGGTGTATCAACATCCCCACATGATATTTCAGGTGTTGGATCAGACGGATTCTTCCCTCCTGCAGCAAACTTTGCTCCATTCTCTAACGGAATAGAGGGTAAAGGAGAGTATGATTCTAGTGCAAGATATGAGAGAGGAGACCTCGTAGAATTTAGTGGTTCTGCTTATGTTGCTATAGGTACTAACCCAAGAGGAGATCAGCCAAACCAAAACCCAGCTCTATGGTCTAACTTAGTTCAAGGTATTGGTACTGGATCTGGTGCGACATACGATAAGACAAAACAATATGGTAAAGGTCAGATTGTTACCTACGGTGGTAACTCTTATATTGCTGACCAATTAATAATTAATAACGACACACCACCAATCGGTGCTGGTATTACTGATGTTGATACTGGACAAAATGGTTGGTCTCTACTTGTTAGAGGACAAAAATGGAGAGGTACTTGGAGTAACTCTAATTACTATGAGCAAGGTGACTTAGTTGAGTACTCAAGTTCTGCATATGTTTCTGTTGCATCTTCTAACTTAAATGTTCAACCTGGTACTGCTGTTACCATGTGGCAAGCATTTGCTATAGGTGATAGTGCAGCACTCTTAACAACTAAAGGTGACATCTTAACTAGAGATGGTACTGGTCCTTCAAGACAGGGTATTGGTACTCAAGGTACATTCTTAAGAGTATCAAGTACTGATGAAGTTGAATGGCAGTATGCTGGACAAAGAACAAAAATATATTTCATTGACGCACAGCAAGGTTCAAACGATAACTCTGGTCTAACTCCTGACGATGCATGGCAGAATATTTCCTACGCATCTACTGCAGCACAGAAAGTATCTAACATTACTAACTTTGTTTATGATAATACTTCTGGTATTGCAACTGTTACTGCTGCTAACCACGGTCTATTCCCAAGAGGTGACATCAGACTTTCTGGTATAGCATTCACTTGTGCTCCTGGTTTCTCTGGTTTAACAACTACGATTTTCCCAGATGGTACACAAGGGTTCTACTTTAAAGTTGACAGTGTAACTGACTCTGATACTTTCGTAACCAATGTCAGTATCTCAACTATCGCACACACATATGTAAGTGGTGGTACTGTTACTGACTCTTCACCTGTTATTATCAAACTATCTGCTGGTGTATTCTCTGAAGAGTTACCAATTACTCTACCTAAGAACTTCTCAATTGCTGGTGATGTTCTAAGAGGTTCAACAATTCAACCTGCTCCTGGCATATCAACTGAGGGTGTTATTCCTAACGCTCGTCAGACTATGTTCTTTGTGTCTGACTCTACTACAGTTCAGGCAATCACAATGCGTGGTTTGCAGGGATTTGATTATGATGTTAACGATCCTTTCGAGACTGATAAGTGGCAAATTAAGACTGGTGTAGGTACTACTGCATGTGGTGTATACTTCAGATTAAACCCAACCGATCCTATTCTAAACCGTTCACCATACATTAAAGACTGTACTGCATTCTCTGATGTTTGTCTTGATGGTACAGGACATCAAGGTGCTATTGGTATCTTTATTGAGGGTGGTGTCCACAACTTAGCACCTGAAGGTGCTGGTGGTAAATCGATGGTGTTCGATGCCTTTACGAATATTCATTCGGGTGGTGTAGGATTCTTCCTAGAAGATGATGCTCTCGCTGAGATTGTATCTTCCTTCACATACTATTGTGCATTCGGATATGTATCTGATGATGGATCAGAAATTAGATCTCTATCAGGTAACAACTCTTATGGTACTTACGGTGCTATTGCATGTGGATTCTCTACACTAGAGACTCCTAGATTCGGTAGGATGTTCGGTGATAAGATGACAACTGTTGTTGGAACTTATGTTGGAACTCTTGCTGTTGGTGCAACAATGCGTGGTACTGTCTCAGGTGCTCGTGCTGAATTAACTAACGATCAGTCTGCATCAGATGCAATTTACTTCAAGTACTTCGTTGGATTTGGTAACACATTCTTAGACGCTGCTGATATTAACCCTGCGGTTGGTATTGGTACAACAGTCTTCACTCCTGGCGAATATGTTGAGGTTGACTCTGTTGGTGCTGGTGCTACTGGATACTTTAGAATGGGTACTGGTTCTAATGCAGCAAATGGACAGGCAGATATCCTCTTTGAGGTTACTGGACTCTCGACAACACCTATTGTTGGTGATGCTTTAGGATTCACTACTGTTGGTATGGGATTCTCTGATACTAATACTTACATCTTAAGAGCTATAACAAACTATGTTGCTGGTAATAACTACACTCCAAGTGCAGGTTCCTATAACCCATCAACAGGTATCGTACAGTTGACATCTAATAATCACGGTATGATGGTTGGAGATAAGATTCAACTAACACCTAACTCATTAACATTTACTTGTTCTCTAGATGGTGGTGTTGCTCAGAAGACTTATCCTCGTGCTACAGGTACAGGTGTTAACGCTGGTAAAGCTGACCCATTACATAGAACATTAGTTGCTCTATCTGCAACGACTGTTAATACATTCTCCTTCCAGTCACTAGAAAATATTCCTTCTACAAATACAAGTGCTCATACATTTGTAAGTGCAGCAACTAATGCTGTTCAGCAAGCGAATGGTCGTGCAACAATTAATGTGGCACCTGGTAAGGGATCTGCTCCTAAGTCATTCGACAATCAAGAGTTTGCAATGAGAAGTAAGTTCTCTAAACTAAGACTTACTGGTCATGACTTCCTATTGATTGGTACAGGTAACACTGCACAAACAAACTATCCTAACACTGATGAGAATACAGCATCACAGGGTAATGAAACTAATGTAACTAACTCTGGTAAGATCTTCTTCGTATCAACTGACCAAGGAGGTAACTTCAGAGTTGGAGAATACTTCTCTGTTAACCAGTTAACTGGTGCTGCTACCTTGGATGCTTCCGCTTTCAACTTATCTGGTTTGACAGAACTAAGACTGGGTGCTATCGGTGGACAGATTGGTGAAGCGATTAACGAATTCTCCTCTGATGAACTTATGTCTGGTGATTCTAACCAAGCATGTCCTACAGAGAAAGCAGTTCGTGGATTCTTAACAAGAGGTAAGATGGATTCCACATCAGGAATCTTAGTTCCACCTAGAGGTTCTCAAGCAGGAAGACCTACTGGTAACGCACTACTTAATGGTGGACTTCGCTACGATACTGATACAAACAGTTATGAATACTACAACGGTTCAAACTGGTTACCTGTAGGTGCATATCAGAATGTCGATGCTACTTCTGGAGTTACTGCCTCTAACAAACAGCAAATCTTCTGTAACACAACAGGTGGTGGATTCACTGTTACTCTACCTTCCTCACCAATCAAAGGTGATAGCATTAGATTCTTCGATGTTACCAAATCATTTGATTCAAACGCACTAACAATTGGTAGAAACGGTAACCCAATCATGGGTGACGCTGCTGACCTAACAGTTAATACTGAGGGTGCTGCATTTGAACTTGTGTTCTATGATGGCACACAAGGATGGAGAATCATTACCATCTAATAGATTCATGGGGGTTAAATACCCCCTTCTTTCATAAATACAACTAACGAACCACCATTCGGCTTAAACAATGGCTAATTATCAAACATATAAAAAGATACAGGGGGATCAGGCAGTCATACCAGACTCTCTAGGTCCAGGACAGGTTACTGGTCTATCGACTGGTATCCAATGCCGAAGTTTCTACTTCAACTGCTGTAATAACAACCCATGTAACGGAGGATGTTGTTATCAATGGACTGTACCTTCTAAAGTTCAAACAATTCAATTTGAAATTATATCTGGTGGAGGATCTGGTGGTCCTGCTAGATGCTGTGGTGGTGGTCCTGGTACTGGTGGTGGCGGTGGTGGTTACGCTACTAAGACAGTCTATGCAAACTGCGGTCACTTTACTGCAGGTGCTACACAATATACAATCTGTGCTGGTTCAAGTAGTAGATGTTCATGTTGTGGATGTTGTAATGGACGAACTGGTTGTGGATTTTACGGATGTCCTTCTTATGTTCAGGGTGGTGGACTAGGAACTTTCTGTATGCAAGGTGGAACATATGGTGTTAAGCGTTGTACTTCTAGTTGCTATACTTGTCTTAAGCAAGCACAAAGAAACAACTGCTTCAACGGTTGCTCTGCATCATGGCCTGATTCACAAGATACAGCATCTTCAATGAACAATGAGAACGAATTCTATATTTGTGGTGTTTCTGGTGGAGAATTAAAGCATGTTAACTGTCACTCTGGTGCATGGTCAGTTGCTTCTACACCTCCAGGTCCTTGGTCTGCTAATAGAAACTTTGGAACAAACCGTTGTTCATATGGTAATGCTAGAGGATGTTGCTCATCACCATCTATCTGGCCTGGTGGAGGAGGACACTCTGGATCTACTCAAGGTGGACAATGTTGGGGAGATCACGGTAACGGCGGTTTAGTTGTTGTGACTTCATGGTCTTAATTATAAATAACAAATGAGGGAGTACACCTGAACAAAACCAATGGCAAACATTACTAAAACAGTATTATTTCCTGTTCCTACAGTATGGATGGGACAGGCACAAGACACAACAAGGACAGGAATCTGTACTTATGTCGGACCTCAGAATATAACATTCTGGTACGAGAATAAAGGATCAGATGCATCACCTGACTGGCATCAAATGCATGCATTTGAAACTGGAACAGAGACTAGAGATGCTCCAGCAGATGCTAAGATAGTTACTTTAGATGCTGATTTGTATCCAATGAATGCTATCGCATGTTATGGTGGTATTGAAGGTCCTTATCAGATAGAAACTCCTTCAGGTCCTGACTCAGAACCTAATCCTATTCTTAATGACTATCTTCACTTCCAAGAAGTGTTTGATATGCTTTCATTAGAGTATGATCATACTAATAGTAAGTGGCCAAGAGATCCTGTCTTCTCTAGTGATGCTACAGAGTGGAACAATACACACAGCGAAGGAACTACTGCTGCTGATTCACATACATTTGGTTGGGAATGGGTAAGAGCAACTAGAGACTCTCTTTTAAAACAATCTGATGATAAGATTCCTAATGATGCTCCTACTAGTTTTAGTTCACCTTGGAAAGATTACCGTCAGAAATTAAGAGACCTTCCTACAACTTGGGCAGGTATAGGTACAGAAACATTTAGAATTGTATGGCCACATGAACCAGATGATATTGCTAATAGTGGAGATGCTGCAGACACTAGTGATTTCTGGAGTGGTGGTACATCTAAAGCAGCAGAGGATATAGATCCTTAAGGATGCAAAACGAAATGTAACTTTTTATTCCAAAATTTCGGGAAAAATTTTCTCGGAATTTTTTTGTCTCTGAGGATTTTATTATGTTTGAACTGAACTCTAATCGTAAAGAAAAAGTAATTAGAAATATTGGTCCTGATAAGAGGACTGCATTGGTCGTAGATAATTTTTATGATAATCCTAGTGAACTAAAAGAACTAGCAGTACAAGCAGAGAAGTGGAGAAGAAATGAATTAATTCAAGGTCTTCCAGGTGAGAGATGTTATATAGAGACAACAGAATTTAAAAAAAATACTAAAGAATTATTTGATAAGTATTGTTATGATGAGAGTCTATGGAAACATAGAATGACTTATCAAATGTATGAAGCTCACTGGGATAACGCAGGGTTCTTATGTAATGTAATGAATTCTAATTCTCTCAATGCAAATCCTTTTTTAAGTTTACCTCATCAAGATGCATACTCTCAACCATATCAAGATGATAGTGGTGGGTATACAGATGAGCATGGTGTTACTCGTGGTATAGTTGGACAATGTACTCAATCAACTTTTGATTATAATAGATTTGGTATAGTTATCTTTTTAAATTACCCTGATGAGTGTCATGGTGGTACTAATTTGTATTCTTACAAAGGACAAATGACATTGCCTTATAATGTTATGGATTATATTGATAAACCAGAAAATTTTGATGAGTTGGTTGGGATGGATCAGGATAGGGTATGGGATTATATTCATAAATGGATGCGTGGAGGATACGATGGAGTATGGAAGGTTGAACATGAGTTTGAAATGGTGTATAATAGAATGATAATGTATGAATCTGATGTATTACACTCCCCAAACGCTGATCCCACCATGTTTAAGGATGGGTATGACCGTATAAATCAGGTTGTTTTTTTATGACTATATAAATTGTTGATGTGATAGTATGAGATCTAAAGTATTCTTTATTAATGGTGGAGCAGGTAGAGTAGTTGCTTCCATCCCTGCACTGGAAAAATATGCCGAAACTCATGACGATTTTATAATCGTCTGTGAAGGTGGTATGAATTTCTACAGAGGGCATTCAATATTACATAAGTATGCCTATGATAATTGGCATAAAGGATTGTTTGAAGATAAGATTAAAGATAGAGATTGTGTAACACCAGAACCATATAGACAGTGGCATTATTATAATCAGAAGTGTAGTCTTGCTCAAGCATTTGATATAGAAATTAATGGTTTAGAAGAACCTAGAGAATTACCAGCACCCAATATTACCTTGGCAAAAGGTGAGGGTATTCAAGGAATGCAGTTGGTTGATGAAGCAATAAGCACTACAGGAAAAGAAAAAGTTATAGTTATCCAACCGTTTGGTAGAGGTATCATGGATACTGGTGGGTATATGTTTGACCCTACCTCTCGTAGTTTTAATCTATCAGATATTAGCACCATCATTAATAATTTAAAGAAAGATTATTGTGTGATTGTAATGTCTGAGTTCCCATTCCAGACAGAAGAGGGAGAATCTAAGGATGCATATATTGTTCCTAACATAGAAGACATTCGTATCTGGGCAAGTATTATAGACAGAGCAGATCATTTCTTAGGATGTGATTCTGTTGGTCAACATATTGCTAAGGCAGTTGGTAGTACAGTTACTGCTGTGATTGGATCAACATATCCAATTAATATATCCTATCCAGATGATTCAAAATTTGATATAATAGATCTAGGTGAAGATAGAAGAACTTTTTCTCCTATCAGATTAACTATGGAAGATTATCAAGACATACAAAATGATGAGTGTATGTCTATGACTGAGAAAGATATCTCTGCAGTAATTAAATCGTGTAGAGATAGACTTGGCAAATCTGTCAAGAAAAAAGTTGTACAAGCAGAAACTAAGGGGTTCGGTAAATGACACAGTGGATTGCTGGCATAGCAAGAGGACACAACGGAGGTGTCTGTCTTCTTAAAGATGGTGAAATTGTATTTGCTGTAGAAGAGGAGAGAATTTCTCGTCGCAAGTATGATGGTGCTCCTCTTGCATCTATGATGCTAATCAAAGAGTATACTGATAAACTAGACTATCTCGTCATTGCTCACACTCAGATGGCAGCAAAAGATGCTCCTGTATTAGAATATTCTTTTGAATCTGCCTATGTAGGTCTTGCAAGGAAGATGGGATTGATCGATGATAATTCTGGTCAAGATCCAAAGAAAGGACATTCACAAGTTATAGACTTAGGAAATATACACCATAAGTTACATGCTGCGTGTGCATTCTATCGTTCTGGATTTACTGAAGCAGCAGCGTTAGTAGTTGATGGTGCAGGTACATTTATTGACTTCTCTATCATGGATAGACAGGAGACAGTATGGGAAGTTGAATCTATATTTGATTGTACTTATCCTAAAGAAATTAATACTGTGTGGAAACATCTAGGTACTAGAGGACCTGCTACTACAGCAACCATTCCTGACATGGAAGCAAAGGAAGTTTACCCTACTGAGAAAGGAACCTTTGAGTATCTACTTGACGAGACTTGTGGTATTGTGAAAGCATACGAGGCAGTTACACAGTATTGTGGATGGCATGCTATTGAGGCAGGTAAAACTATGGGTCTATTTCCATACGGTAAACCTAATCCAGAAGTACCCAAGATCTTTAAGAAATTTGGTACGGTAGATAGGAATGTAATGATACCTACCTATCCAAATGCAGGACATGTTAATGTACATGAGTATCCTTTCCTTGATGATCATCCAGATCCTGATGATCCTAAATCAGATCTAACTAAGTATCAGAACAGAAGAGACTTAGCATATGCAGTACAAACTGAGACACAAGCAGCAGTCTTAAAACTTATTCGTAAGGCAGTTGAGATGACTGGTAAAAAGAATATAGTATTGTCTGGTGGATATGGATTGAATTGTGTTGCGAACTACTGGTATCTTGAACAGTTAAAAGATGAAGGTATTAATTTATTTGTAGAACCAGTTAGTAATGATGCTGGTACTGCTATTGGAGCAGCATTATATATTTACTATAAGACATTACAACCATTTCAAGTTGAAGATGCACTTAAACCTCAGATAAACACATTATATCTTGGTCCTCAATATAATTATTCTTTAGATGATATTATAGAGGTTAGTGATAAGTATGATGGCATTGTTAATTATGCTAATCATGAAGATATAATTAAGTTGATTACCTCTGAAAATATTGTAGCAATGTTCCAAGGTAAGTCGGAGTCTGGTCCTCGTGCTCTTGGTAATCGTTCTATATTATATGATCCTCGTGATCCCGAAGGTAAAGACTTTGTTAATACTGTTAAGCATCGTGAATACTTTAGACCATTTGCAGGTACTATTCTAAAGGAACATGTACATGATTGGTTTGACCTTCGTGGTATGGATGAGACTCCATTTATGATGTATGCTGTTGAGTGTAAACCAGGTGTTGAAGAAAAGATTCCTGCTATTATTCATGTAGATAATACATGTAGAATTCAAACTGTAACAGAAGAACAAAATAAAAATTATCATGAATTAATTAGTGAGTTTTATAAACAAACTGGTTGTCCTATCCTGTTCAATACTTCTTTCAATTTAGGTGGTGAACCTTTAGTTGAAACATTAGAAGATGCTGTTAAAACCATTGCCAATAGTGACATTGAATATCTTTACTTACCTGAGTATGGTAAACTAATTACTATTAAGAATGACAAATAATGTAATGGTCATTGATGATTTTATTGATTTAGAATACCAAGAAAAAATTAAAACTATTCTATTTGGTGAGGAAAGACCTGACATGGAACAGTTTCCTTGGTATTATCTCGACGATGTTACAGCATCTGGTGATAGTGATAGTCAGCATAGACCAGGACTTTCTCATGTATATGTTGACTTACCTTATGAAGATGAAAGAGATTTAAAAACTGGAACTATCAACTCTAATGTTTTAGGAGGACATATAATAAGTGAATACCATGAATTATTTGTTCCTTTACTTGAAACAGTTGTTCGTAAACTTGGATTAAATCAGGCAACAGTTCTTCAAGGTCGTTCTTTTTTACAATTTCCAATAAACACAGATGGAACTATTGACAAACCACACATAGATATTCATGGTAATAACAAATTTGTAGTTGCACTTTACTATGTTTGTGATAGTGATGGCGATACAGTTATATACAATGAACAAATAAAATCAGAAAAATATACCATCAATCAAAGAGTCACACCAAAACAAGGTAGAATAGTTATATTTGATGGTCATCTCTACCACACAGCAGAGCAACCTACAAAGAGTAATACTAGATGTATTGTCAATTATAATCTAGGACTATGAGTAAAACATTTATACATGAAAAAAAGTGGGTCAAAGTTTTTGTTAATGGAACCTTTGATCTCTTACATCCTGGTCATATAGCACTACTAAACCATGCTAAATCTCTAGGAGATTATGTTGTTGTTGGTATTGATACTGATGACAGAGTGAAAGAAAAAAAGGGAAGTAATCGTCCGATATATAATCAGGAAGACAGAGGATTAATGCTCATTGCTTTGTCAGCAGTTGATGAAGTAAGTTACTTTAGTAGTGATGAATCTCTTGAAGCATTGATAAAAGATGTCAGACCTGATATAATGATGGTTGGTTCCGATTGGAAAGGTAAGTCAGTCATTGGTAAACACAGTGCTGGCAAATTAATATTCTTTGATAGGATTGAAAAGTATGCGACTAGCAAGACAATACAATGTATTATTGATAGGGGATAGTTGCACCGATGAATGGGTGTACGGATCTTGTGATCGTTTAAGTCCAGAGGGACCTATCCCTGTCATGAAATATCAGGAGAAGCAAAGTGCACCTGGTATGGCAGCAAATGTCAATGAAAATTTAAAATCTCTTGGTATTAATGTAAATTTCATAACAAACAAAGAAAAGATAACAAAGACTAGGTATGTAGATCAGAAATCTAATCAACAGATCATGCGTCTTGATACTGAACCAGATGTAACACAAATACAACAACATCAAATTATGATCGCAGCAATGCATCAACAATATGATGCCATAGTTGTATCAGATTACAATAAAGGATTTGTTAACCTTGATTTGATTCATGATTTAGCAAGGAAGAATCCAAATATAAAAGTTTTTATTGATACTAAGTCAACTACACCTCCAAGAAGAGGAAATATAGTATACAAAATTAATCAGAAAGAATTTGAAGCATTACGATCTGATCATATTCCTAACTCTAGTAATTGTATAGTTACTATGGGTGCTAATGGTGCTCTATGGAACAAGAAACAATTCCCAGTACCTATTGTTAGAACATTTGATGTGACTGGTGCAGGTGATACATTTTTAGCAGCATTAGTCTTCTATTATATACAATTAGATTCTATGGATGAGTCTATTGCTTTTGCTAATAAGGCAGCAGCAATAGCAGTTGAGAATCCTGGTACATACACACTAACAATGGAGGATGTTGATGAGATATTGCGTTGATATTGATAGTACTATATGTACGCCTGGTTCATGTGGAAATTGTAGGTATGAGGGTTCTACACCTATGCAAAGTAGAATAGATAAACTTAATAATTTGTATGATGAGGGTCACTATATAATATACTTTACTGCTCGTGCTATGGGAAGGTCTAGTGCTTTACCATATGATGAGGCAAAGAAAAAGGCAGAAGATCTATTCAAACCTCTTACTGAAGCACAATTAAAGATGTGGGGATGTAAGTATCATGAATTGATTATGGGTAAACCACATGCTGACATCTTTATAGATGATAAAGCAATGAATAGTGAGGATTATTTTGAAGGAAACTAAACCAAAATTTGTACCAAAAGGATGGGGTTGGGAGAAATGGATTGCCAACTCACCTGAGTATTGTGGAAAGTTACTGTTTATTAAGAAGAACCACAGATGCTCATGGCATTATCATATACTGAAGGATGAGACTTTTTATTTACAGTCGGGTAAGATTCATTTATTCTATGGTAAGACGGATAATTTAGAGGATGCGAAGACAATGATATTAGAACCAGGTGATAGTTTCCATTGTTGTAGAGAGACTAGACATCAGATGGTAGCAATAGAAGACGCAGAACTATTTGAATTTTCTACACAACATTTTGACTCCGATTCAAACAGAGTTATACCTGGAGATACTCTTTAACTGTTTTAAATTTGTAATCTTTTAACCATTTCATGTCAGCTATGGTATAATATTGATACTTACCCTTAAGAGGAGGCGGAAATGGTATTTGAGTCGATTGGCACCCAGTTTTTAGTGAAACTAATTGAGCTACAGTGCCAATTGCTGTTGGCGACCCTGTGCCAAGATCGTATATGCCCGAACCTGCAGTGTTCGATAACACAACATTTACAAGATCCCCAACCCACACATAATCACGATGTATCTGATCGCTCCCCTCAAAGGGATGCACCTGACCTGTGGCAGACTGCCACTGAAACTGAGAGACCAAACTTGCCATAGTTCCTTTATGGTATTCACCTGATCCATATACATTAAAGTATCTGAACCCTTGAATATGTACGAACCTTTCAATGTTATCTAAGACCCAGTAATCCACTGTTGCTTTAGATAATGCGTAGTAATTCAAGGGATTTATAATGCCTTGTTGATTACCGTAGACAGATGCTGAACTGGCATACTTAACAGGGATACCATGCTCAATTGCCTTCTCAAATAATTTAATACTATAATCAATATTATATTTGTGTATCATCCCAAGGTCTTTGTTGGTCGTAGAGGACAAAGCACCCTGATGGATGATCATATCAACCTCATCCCATCTATTAAATTTCTCTATAAATTCTTCGCAATTATCTAAATCTATTTCAAGGACATTTTCGAGTGACCTTACAAAGTGTTTTCCGATAAAACCACCAGCACCAGTTACGATATTCATTACGATAATCTTTCTAGTATATATTATAGCACACCTAAATACTAAAAAAGTGTATTCTGTTGCGTGAGACATGGCTTTAAAACGATATACATTATCTGTTACCAGTGCTGATTATTGGGATAAGATTCATGGTGCTCTCACCGTAGACTCTAACGAGGATGGAATTCCTGATAGAAAGATTACCTGTACTGATGAAAAAAAAGGTAGTCCTACTCGTGGAACCTATGAGTTGACGGATGAAGAGGCTGCTGAGATTGGAAGACATTCATATGTTAATTGGATTGAGCTATCTTTAAAAGATAACCCAGACTCATTCCCAAAACCAGAACTTGCCATGCCACAAAGGTGGGATGCTGATGTTAAAGCGTATCGTGATCTAGATTCACCTAACAATCCACCTACTACAGTAGGAGCATTGACTAGTGCAGAAGAAAATAGAACTAACTGGGCTGTTCCTAGAGTAGGTGTACAAACTGCAGGAGAAATATATGGTTCTAATGTTGGTAACCTTGCTGCGATCACTACTAATACTAATTACACATACGATGGTAGAAATGTAGACTTAGTTATACATGACTCTGGTGTTCTAAGATCTCACCCTGAGTTTCTTAATGATGATGGTACAAGTAGAGTAAATGATATCGTTCTTGATGGTCCTTATCTTATTGACCCAGACTGGTTTAATACTTACGGTTATGTTTATACAAGAGAGGATGGAAGCACTGGTATTTCTACTGCAAACGCAATTGCATGGTGGGAAGATAACAACGCAAGATCTACTTCTAAAGGACTTTTACCTACAATTAATATCCCTTCAAACTATACATGTGATAGAGCAGTTGGTGTAGGTACTACTGGTGGTAACAATCTTACTAGTGGTCACGGTACAGCATGTGCTGGTATGGCTGCTGGAAAGAACATGGGTATGGCATTCAAGGCAAACATATGGAACATGCCAGCGATCAGTGATAATGTTGGTATGGATATTGAAACATCCTATGACCTTATTAAGTTTTTCCATCAACATAAACCAGTAAACACTATTCTTGGAGTAAAACTTCCGACTGTTGTTAATGGTTCATGGGGTTATCAAGCTGCTACTAGTAACAGTGCTACTTTATCTTGGAAGTTTAAGAACAATACTGGTAGTATTACTATGCCAGTTAATAGTAGTTCAGATCCTGTTGATGTCAGTGATATGATCTATGGTTTCAACAACCAAGTGCTTGGTGCATATAAATCATGGACATCATCTGCAAGAAATAATGCTTCTGATACTGCTGGTGCTGAGATGATGGCAGCAGGTGTCATCTACATCTCTGCTGCAGGTAATAATAACCAAAGAATTGGTGCTGGATTTACTGATATACACAGAACTGATGGTCTTACTGACGCATACTTTAGTTCAAATGATTCTCGTGCTGAGTTTGGTGGTACAAGAACTCCATGTGGATCTAGAGATTGGATGAACCCATCTGGTATTGGATTCAACTCAACTACTGGATATCATCCAGTAATTAATGTTGGTGCAATGGATGACTTTATTGAATCAGATTTAAAAGAAAGAAAGGCAACATACTCTAACAGTGGTCCTGGTATTGACATCTATGCTCCTGCTGATGAGACACTAGCACCTGGTCTTCATAATGTTACTTCTTATAGAGACTATCCAAGATTTGATAACAGTGGTTTCTTTGACTGTAAATTTAGTGGAACTTCTGCTGCTGCACCTGTAGTTGCTGGTCTTATTGCTCTATATGCTCAAAGAAATCCAACTGCAACACCAACTGATGCAAAGAATTGGGTAACAGGTTTTACTACCTCTAGTGCTTTATCAGAATCTGGTAGTAAAATTTTAGGAAATGATTTATTCTTTGATCAGCATCCTGACATTGATACTGCTACCTTCTGGTCAGGACAATTCAACCAGAGAACTGCAGATGGTAACGGTAATGTTAATGTTACTTTTATTGATGTCAACTCTGGTATCTCTACAGAACTTGCAGGAATCAACGAACCTTCTGTTCTTGCTCCTGTTAACAATGCAACTGGTGTTAATACTGAAGGATTATTACTACGATCAAGTGAATACACTGCTATCGGTGGAACAACAGTATCAGGTACATTAAAGGCAGTTGAATTCCAACTATCTAAAGATGTAGATTTCAGTTACATTGATTTCCAATCAACTACAAACAATGTTGGATTAGAACAGACAACTACTGGAACTCTAGCTGGATTTACTACTTACTATGCAAGAGTAAGACATGTATCTAACGGTGATGGTACCGCATTCACTCAGTATTATTCTAATTACTCTGCTGGTATAGTATCGTTTGCTACCTTAGGTAATGCACCAGGTGTTCAGACACCATTTATTACTGGACCTGTAAATGCATCTACTGTAGGTCAGAGATTTGGTATTGTAATATCATCAAGTACTTACATTGCTATTGATGGTGAGGCAGTTTCTGGTACACTTAAAGCAGTTGAATTTGAAGTCAGTACAGATATAAGTTTTGCTGATCCCTCTCAAGTTGTTTATACTTCTATTGGTTCTAATCTTACTTCACTAAGTCAGACTATTAATACTGGTTTAGCTGCTGCTACTACATTCTATGTAAGATTAAGACATGTATCTAATGCTGATGGTAGTGAAGGACAATCATTTACCTCACCATTCTCTGTAGTAACATCCTTCCAAACTCCTGATCCATTCCAAGCAAGAGTGGGTCGTCTTGCATCTGTTAAGACTACATTAACTAAGGGTGTCGTTGAACCAACACTACTATTTGAGAGTGAAGATCTTCTTGAGGTTAGTGTTGCTGTTGCAAACCAGAATGACTTTGAATCTACATTCTCCATTGGTATCTCTAGTACACCTGGTTTCAAAACTAGCGACTACATTGCTTATGGTATTCAATTAGACAGAGGTGGTACTAGACTGATTGAGAAGGTTGGTATCAAACCAGGCGATAAGATATTTGTATCATCATTCGATCCTAATATATCTTTCCTAACATTTGCTACTAAGATTTATGATAAGATCAGTGATGTTTCTGCTGCTACACATGGTAGAAAAGAATCATTAACTTTATCATACAAACCACCATTTACAATCAACTCAAACTTACAAATTCTTACTGCAGAAGAAGATAGTTTGATTACGATTCATGCTACAAACCAGAACCCAGATATTACTGCAGCGTTATCTGTTGGTATATCATCTGGAGGAATAGCAGAGTTCCAAGAGTCAGATTATGTTGCTTTCGGTCTTAGACTAGCACCATTACAGGATTTACAATTAGACAACCTTGCTCTTTCTAATGGACAGAGTTTAATTGTTCGTGGTTCTAAACCTAACTTAACCTTTGTTGCTCATTCAATTCCACAGGATCCAGGACCTTCTGGTATAGGATCTAACCTTAATGTGAACACCACTGGTATCATTACTGCTCAAGCATTCTCTGGTGATGGAACAGGATTGACTGGCGTTACTGCTGTTGGATCTGGTGTTAATGTTGAGGATGGTGGTACTATTGTTGGTACTGCTGCTACAATTAACTTTGGAACTAACATTACTGCAACTGTTAATGATGGTGTTGCACTAATAGAGGCATCAGATACTGTAGGTGTTGCTCAAACTGCAAACAGTCTTGCTGATGGAGTTGCTGTTGCACTTGCTGCTAAATCAAATTATGCTGATGTTGCTGGTATTGCTACTCAAGCAACCACTGCAACAAATGCAACCACTGCGGACAATGCAACCAACGCTGCCACTGCTGCTCAATTAGAATCAACTGCTACGATCACAAGTGTTAATAATATAACTGCACCAAAATTCATTGGTGATGGATCAGAATTAACTAACATTGTTGCTGCTGGTAGTGGTGTTATTGTTAACGATAGTGGGTCTTTAGTTGGTACTGCTGGTACAATTAACTTTGATGCTGGTATTGATGTATCACCTATCTCTGCTGGTATTGTTACTGCTACCATTGTTGAAGCACCTCGTGCTGCTCTTGCTGGTATTGCATCTGAAGCAATCGTTGCTGGTATTGCAACCTATGCAACTCTCGCAGGTCTTGCATCACAGGCAACCAATGCTACCTTTGCATCTGCTGCTAGTTTCTCTACCTTAACTGGTGCTGCAGATACATCTAAGAATCTTTACACTGAGCATGAGAATCCATTCAAACCATTACCTGTTACTATCGGTACTAAGACCTCAGAACATAGGTACATTGGTGTTGGATCTGATAAGTGTATTAATGTTCAAGGTTATGAATCACCTTACCTAAGATTTGAGGTAGGTCAGACTTATAGATTTGAGAATGCATCACAGCAAGCTAACTATCCAATCAGGATGTACTATCATCCTTCTGGTGTTACCTCAGTTGGTATAGGTACTACTAACCCAGCTGAAATGACTCAGGGTGTTACATTTACTGGTTCATATACAGAAGTTGCAGTTGATGAGACAACTCCAGAATTATTCTACTATGGAGCAGGTGTTGGTACACAGTATGGTTCTATGGGTAACTCTGTTCAGGTATTCAATCCTGAAATGCAGAGAGTTGCTAAGGTTGGTGAGTTTAAAAATACATCAGGTCTTAAGACTTGTACTTACACTCAAATGTTTGAGGGTCGTGCTACCTCTTGGTACTTGAATACAAACTTAGGTGTTGGTAACAGTGACTATACACCTGGTGATAGATCACACAATGTAAGTTCTATCGAACAACAAGCTACTGGTGTTTACAAAGTTAACTTTGCTGATGCTATGGCAGATACCAACTATGCAGTCATAGGAATTGCTTCTGGTACTAATGCATATCCAGGTGGTATTGTTAATTTAAGAATCAGTGACAGAACAGTTGATCATTTCATAGTTAGAGTGTATAATGGGATACCTGCGTTGGAGGATTTAGGAGAACTTGACATCTGTACATTCGGTGGACAGGACGGAGAACCAACCTACATCTAAAAAAATAATACATGATAAGGTTGATGTTAGAGTATCAACCTTTGAAGTGTATGGGGGAGACCCCAACCTTAATACAGATTTAAAAGAAATTATATTAGAGAAGAGAGATAAAGATCCAAAAATTATAGACTCACATGAAACTGCAGGTCATTCTGTTAAGTGTTGGGTGACTAAGTGGGATACATTGGAGACTGATGATAGGTTTCAACCAGTTGCCGATTATGTATTACATGTGCTAAACTATATAATGGACAATGTTTTCCATACACACGCTGACTTTAAAGTAGTATCTTTATGGGCAGTAGTCATGGAAGAAGGTGAACATGCTGAACCGCATGATCATTTTACATCATCATGGTCTTGTGTTTATTATGTTGATGTTGAAGAGGATGTTGCTCCAATATTCCTTGAGGACAAACAGATAAACATAGAACCAGGATTACTAGTTCTTTTTCCAGGCAATGTAGTCCATCATGTTCCTACCACTACAGGTAGGAGAATCGCAGTCGCTATGAACATTGATAAAGTATGCCCACCAAAGTAGAAATCGCAAAGGTAGATGCTAAACTTCCTGTCTTCGAGACAAGTTGGACGGAGCATCTTGCTGAACATAAACAATCTATCTTAGATCATAAGAAAGAATTTGAGAAAACCACAAAGGATAATAATGTAGGTGCTAATTGGAGATCTAATTGGAACATTCATCAAACTGATCCAAGATTCGCTGAAATTCAAACATTCTTTGAGAAGTTTGTTTTTAATATCAGCACACAGTATTGGCACACCAAAGGTCAATTTGATTGTGTTAATATGTGGGCTATGACATACGGACCTAACGAAGGAACTAAGTATCATAATCACTTCCCATCAACTATGGCAGTCCTTTATTATGTTGATGTTAAAGAGGACTCTGCACCTATTTGTATAGGAGAAACATGTAGACCTGTGGAGAACGGATTAGTCATAGCATTTCCAGCAGCACTAGATCATTTTGTACCTAGTGATCATGTAGGAAGTAGAATTTGTATAGCAGCAAATCTTGATCACATTACACCGTCTGTCAGAGGAGTATGGAAAGCTATATAATAATTTTAGGGGTGGCAATTTAATGTCCTTCATAGTATACTCAATGGACGGTTGTAAGCATTGTGAACTAATTAAAGACTTAATGCTTCTGGCAAAACAAGAACATGTAATTTATACTTTAGATAGAGATTTTACAATAAAAGAATTTGAATCTCAATTCAATACAAAATACTTTCCACAGGTCGTTGATCAAACTCATAACCACAAAGTTATAGGAGGTGCCAAAGAAACTGTGAGATACTTTAAGGAGAACCAACTTGTCTGAGCAAAAAAACCTATCTGAAATTCCGCTAAATAGAGGCGTAGGAATTATGCTTGGGGGAGGCAAAAAACCACCTAAACCAAAATCGTTTCAGTATAATTTCAGTAATATGCTGCGTCTCTTTAAGAGAGAACTCCATTTTAACTTAGAATTATCTCTGGACATAAAAAAAGATATCCCAGAGGAGGTAGAAAAATGTTAGCAATATCTATTGCAGTTGCTGCATTTCTTATAATAGGTTCCCTTTTAGTCGGTTCTATGCTAGGATGGGTGCTAAGAGAATACATGATGTATCATCATGATAGAGAACCTGCTCAACCTACAATGCATCCTGAGATGTTTGATGAGAATGGAAATTATAATTTGAGTGATTTAATATCATTCAGATATGATCCAACCATCACCGAAGAGGATGACCATGAGGGATTAGGCGAAGATTAGTAAACCTTGAAATTATTATGGCTAAATTACCACCAAAACCATTACAATCTGAAATTTTACAAGCAGTACATAGTGCCAAAACAAAGAAGGAAAAGATAAAAATCCTTCAAGATTATAGATCACCAGCATTGGTATCACTATTTGTTTGGAATTTTGACGAAAGTATTGAAAGTGCTGTACCAGATGGAGAAGTTCCTTACACACCTAATGATGCTCCAACTCCAGAAGCACAAAGCAAACTTTCCAGTCAGTATAGAACTCTTTACAATTATGTTAAGGGTGGAAACGATGGACTTAAAAGAACTAGAAGAGAGTCTCTATTCATAGAGTTGTTGGAGTCACTACACCCAGATGAAGCAGAAGTCGTTTGTTTAGTTAAAGATAAAGATCTTAAGAAGAAATACAGGATAACCCATAACACCGTCAAGGAAGCATACCCTGATGTTGAATGGGGAAATCGTGTTAGATGACAAGAATATTAGTTACAGGTCATAAGGGATTCATAGGCAACTATGTCTTCAATCACCTTAGACATGATGCAGGTTACGGATATCTAGTTGATGGCATGGATTTTCCTGATGACATTGGGGATTTCAAGTCAGAAATTAGCATGTTTGATAAACCTTATGATTACATCATACATCTAGCAGCATTTGCTGCTATTAGAGAGAGTGTAGATAATCCAGATAAATTTTGGGAAAATAATGTAGAAAAATCTAAACCTATCTTTGATTATTGTGAGAGATACAATACTAGATTGCTTTATGCTAGTTCGGCACAAGTAGAAGAGTGGTGGCAAAATCCTTATGGTATTACCAAGAAGGTTAACGAACTACAAGCACCACCTAATAGTGTGGGGATGAGATTCCAGACAGTATATGGAGAAGATAGCAGACCTGATATGCTATTCAGAATGCTGCAAGACAATACAGTTAAATATATTACCAATCATAAGAGAGATTGGATTCATGTCAAAGATGTTGCTAGGGCAATTTGTTATCTAATGTCTAGTACATATACTGGACATATTGATGTTGGAACAGGTGAGACTACAACTGTTAAAGAATTAGCAGAAGCATTTGGTTATGTTAATCTACCTGTCAAAGATAGTACACCAGGCGAAAGAGACATCACATGTGCTGACACCACTGCCTTGCGTGAGTTGGGTTGGTTTCCTAGAGAAAAAGTGTTAGAATGTATTCCTGAGGGAAAACCGAACTCTTTTTTCAGATAATCGGGAAAAAAAACTCCGCAAATTTTTTCAGCCACAGGATTTCAAAATGCTTTCAGCAAAACAAAGAATGAAACTTATTGATATTTGCGTTGAAATCGTAAATGGAAGAACAGTTACCTTAGATGATATGATCTGGGCAGAGAAATTAGCAAAATATAATAGTCACGCACACAAAATGTTAAAAGAATCAAGAGAGAATATTAAACCCCTGTAAACCGTATCAAAATATACGAGGTTGCATTATAAATAGTTATGTGTTAGAATTAACATACAGCGTTCATCCAATGATCGAAGTCACACTATTGGCATCTCTCCTTGCTGAACATAACGCTTCCCACTGGGAAATGACCTGTTCAGAATGGAATCAGAATAGGATCGAGATACTTAGCGATAAGAATCTTAGGTCTGATGCTCAAGAGTACCTTATAGATTATTTTCTAACCAAAGTGTCAGGAAATTGTGAACCTTTTATTATTGGACGCAAGTAAGTCGCGGAACGGAGCGTTCATCCTTGTATCACATTCTTCTCAGTCTAATAGCTATCGGTGCTCCACTTGATTGTGAGCACACTGCTGAACTATTAGAAACTGTGAGTAATAATCCTAATAAGTCCGAGAGATTGGAATTAACTAGGGTTATCATTGCACATACTGATCCAGCATGTTTTCCAAAGGACGAAAACGACTGAAGGAACGGATCTTAAAAACATCCAATTACTTTAGGAAAAACCCAATGGCACAAGTCACTTACCGTGGTGTTGTATATGACACCAACAACCGCCCAAATCAAGCAAAAACACAGAAGTTCACTGGAACTTATCGTGGAGTAAAAACTGAAAAGGATCTTGCTACTGCTTAGTCTGGACATCTTACACATTGATCTAAAGAGGGTTTTAGAGACCCTCTTTTTTATAAATTATACTAAAAGCTATGGATCGCCAAGTTTTAAAAGGCATGGTATTAATGCTAAAACAAGTTCTATCAGAACTAGAAGCTGAAGTATACTCTGATAAAGAAGCATATGCTAAAGCTGCTGAAATTAATGCTGATAGATTTGACATGTATGGTTCATCACAGGCAGAAGATGCATATTCTACTGTAGCGTCAGGACCACAACAAGATTATGAACTCTACGATGATGACGATGGATACTCAGATTAGAGAACAAACTCTAAAATTGCTTTTAAAGAATTTTGGTAATACTCACACAAATCGTTCGATTTACGAGTGTGCCGATGATTGGTGTTCCAAACAACCGACAACCAAAGGATTAGTAGCATATTTTAATGCGTACTACGGAAAATATGAAAGACAAAAAAGCAGCGAAAAAATTGATTAAAAGAGCAAAACTCAACCGAAACTGGTATACACCAGAAGAGGTAAACTATGCTAAAATGATAAGGAAGCAACTAGACACAGTTACAGTGAACCCAGAAGAACCTAAATTATGACAAGAGGAATCCGTTTTGTCAGTGAACCTCCAGAAACTCCTTTTGCACCAGTTTGGGATTACAGTATTGCTGTGAAACCAATTATTATTAATACAGAAAATATTGCTAAGATAGTTTTAGAAAAAGAGAAAGAAATAATAGAAAAGTACTCTGGAGACGATGATGGTAATACTGGATTAGGTGCAGATAGTCTAACTGCTAGATTTAAACACTTTAATGTGCTAAAATGGCAGGAAGTTGATATAGCACAATTACATCAAGAAATTCGTATTTTTCATGATGAATATTTTGCTCAAGTGGTTGGTTCTGAACCACCACCTTTAAAAGTTAGATGTTGGGCAAATGTAATGCGTAAAGGTCAACAGATCCAAAAGCATACACATTCTACACATCCACACTCTTATCTTGGTGGGCATTTCTGTGTAACTGCTGAGAATACTTCAACTTCGTATATGCACCCATATACTCAAGAAGAATATGATCTAGAAAACAGAGTTGGTGAAATTACACTATTTCCTAACTATTTGACACATCATACATCTGTTCATGAATCAGATATTCCTAGAATCAGTATTGCATTTGATCTAGTGACATACAAGAACCTTGTTCATGTGGATGATGACAATCTTGTCATACTCTAAATAACTATCCTATGTAAACTTTTATGGCTACTTATCCTATTAAAAATACGAAGACTGGTGAAACGAAAGAAGTTGT